CGATTTCCCTTACAAGGGGAATCATCGCGACGAAATGACGCGCTGGTCGGCCGGCCAGGCCCACATGCCTTGGATCGAGGGCGCCAGCTCGGACTTGTCGACGTGGGTGTAGCGCATGACCATGTCAATCGACTTCCAGCCGCCCAGCTCCATCAGCTTGGTCAGGTCCTTGTTGGCCATGTAGTGCCAGGTCGCCCAGGTGTGCCGGCAGTCGTGCGGCGTGAAGTCCTCGATGCCGGCGCGGGTGATGAGCGTCTTCCAGGCGGACTTGATTTGCCCTCCGCCGCGGCCGTGGCGGCTGGCGTAGGGTTCGCCGACGTAGCCTTCACCGGAGTTGTCCTTGCGCATCGGGCCTTTGCGGGGCCGACGGAAGACGGCGCCGGCGCGGTGGGGTAGGCGGGCCAACTCGAAAATGGCGCGTGGGTGTAGTGGGATGCCGCGCGCTTCGCCGTTCTTGGTACCGATCGCGCGGACGTCGTCTTCGTCGGGCTCACCGTAGATGGTGACGTGCCCGCGCATCAGGTCGACGTCCTTCCAATCGAGATAGAGTGCCTCGGAGATCCGCACGCCGGTGGCCAGCAGGAAGACGACCAGCGGGCGCATGTGCGGCCGGGCGGCGTCGATCAGGGTTTCCGCCTCGTCCTTGGTGATCCAACGCACCCGGCCCTTGGGGACTTTCGGCCGTTTGATCTTCAACGCGGGGCACCAGGGCGGGTTCTTGGCGGCCGCATGATTCAGAACGGCCATGAGGGGCGTGTAGATTTGCCGGTTGCGGGTCGATGGCGAGGCCAGGGGCTTAAGCTCGATCGCCGCCAGGTCGATAGCGTCCTGGCCGATCTCGGATAGCGGCTTGCCCTTGAAACGGGCCAGCAGCGGCTCAAGGTGCTCGGCCTCGCCGCCGTGTTGCAGGTAGCTTAGAGCCGCGTCCGTGAAGGTATAGGTATGACTTTCGCCGTGGATCGAGGCGTCGAGGAGTTCCTTTTCCCGCTTGATGCGGATGTCGTCCGCCGCCTTTCGGATATCAGTTCCTGTGCTTTCATAAACTTCGCGTCCTCGGACAGTCCCGCGAAGGTACCAGTTTCCTTTATTTTGTCGGCGCGTGAGTTTGAGAGGCATGGCAGACGAATGAGGAGGGCCGCGACGTCGTCGGGGGTGAAAACATAGGTCCGGCCGATTTTGCGGCCGACATTGGCTTGTTTGGCGACCGCTTTGAAGGTGCGTTCAGTGATACCAGGCGGAATAATGCCTTCGTCCACAAGCTGTCTGGCGGACTTGATCGTCGGAAAGGGCTTCACCGGCGTGGTCCTCCGCTGGCGAGTCTAACTGGGTCGGCGCCGGCTGCTATGGCCAAAATGTAGGTCATTTTGGACATTTCAGGCGGCCTCGGGCGAATCGTGCCTGCCGATTGCCATCAGCCGCGCGGCGGTGAAGTCAGCAAAAGGCACGCCCCACAATTCGGCCATGACGACAGGCGGGTTAACGGACGAGGGGCGCTGGCCAGTCTGCCGGACGGCTAGCACATGAGTTTCACCATCGTTTTCACGAAGGGCAAAATGGTTGGCTGGGCGCTGCAGGCGACGTTCGAGCCAGTCGATGACACCAGAGGCGCCGGCATTTTCCGGAGGCGAGAGATAGAGACGCGCGCCCGGCGGGTCTCGGGTAAAGTCCGAGTTGTCTGGCGCGTGCACGGTGAGTTGGATGCCGACCAGGATCATGTGGCACACTCGACAGCCAAAGAGTGAGCGTTGCGTGCTACCCATGCCCGTGCCAAAGTTATTGGAAGGCGATTGGGGAGGCTTGGACGGCAATGGCAGACGGATGGCGCAGAGTTGCGCAACAAGTTCTGCACCGCGCAATAGACTCGTTGGAAAAGACTGCTCCTAAGCGATGGAACGCTCAGGAGCAGCGCGTAGGCATAGCCGCAGCGATTTCTGCAGCTATCACCGGCGCTCTTGCGTTGTGCTTGGTAATTGCATTTAAACCAATTGATCCCACGGAATTCCATTGCCAGGACGCGACTTGCATTCAAACGATGTGGCAGGGCCGCTGGGCAATGTTGTCCTTCTTCGGGGCGATCGCATTGCTGTTTGTCACTGTTATCAGTGTAAGATTGGTCAGAGCCAGTCTCAACGACGCAAGGGAGCTCCAAAAACGCGAGTACCGAGGATATTTGGCTCCGTTGGTTAAAAAGATTACGTTTTATAGAGAGACATTCATGATCGAGGTGAAGGCGAAAAATTACGGCCGGACACCCGTCAAAAATATACGTTTTATGTTCGTAGTCGCTGTGTCTCAAAAGAACGAGTTGGTGAAATCGAAACCGGCGCAATTTGTTTCCGCTGATAAGTTCGAACGTAAAGTCATCCATCCTGGAAAACATGTCCGGATAATTCCGGATATCCAATTGAAGAATCCGGTCGATATTGTGGACGATTTGTTTGAACATGGTGGCGCCGGAAATGTATCTGGTATTATTGAATACACAGATACATTTGGTGATACTCATATAGAGGATTTTATCACAGTGATTGGCAATGGATATATTGAAGATGGGGCCTACATTATGCACGCATTGCAATGATTTTTGCCGTGAAAAATCCGCTAGATATTTTCCGTTCATCTCAATCTCCCGCCGCTGACATATAGAGGTCGATGAGAGCCGTTTCTTCGGAGCGGGCAGTGGGATCCATGGCTCGGAGGCGGATGACTTTGCGGAGGATCTTGGTGTCGAAGCCTTCGCCCTTGGCTTCGGCGTAGATTTCGGACAGGTCGGCGCGGTGGGCGGCGATGTCCTCGAGGACGCGCTCGATGCGCTCGATAAGGGTGCGCAGGCGGCCTTGGGCGGCGCCGGTGATGACGTCGTCGGTGTTGCTGTCCGGGTCGCGCGAGCTGACCAGGCGTGGGGCGATCTTGGCGGAGCAGTCCTGGCAGCGGTCGAGGCCGCCTATGCTGGTTTGTTGGTGCGTCCAGCCTTTGGGGAGTTCGTCGGCTTGGTCCTCGGCATCGCAGCCGGCGCAGATGAAGGTGATCATGGTCAGGCACTCTTTCGGGTGGGCTCGGGACGGAAGGTCCAGCAGTGGATCGTCCGGCCGTTGCGGGAATTGACGTTCTTGATTTCGAGGAATGGCCGGGTTTTCGAGGCCTTGAGGTGCTTCTTCAGGGCGTCGATCGGCGGCAGGCTGACCGCCTTGCGGCGGCAATGGGCCTCGAACTCATGCAGGTTGATGGCGATGAGGTCGTCGGGCTTGCGGGCGTGGTTGATCAGCTCCGGGTTATTGTCGCGATCGTCCCAGGCCAGCAGGTCGTAGGCTTCCCAGAAGTCAGCGACGACGGGGTGGTCGGCTTCGAGCGAGCGATCTTTCTGGACCGCCATGGCTTCGATCTTGGCGTGGCCGGAGGCCGCGATTTCCGGCGTGATCGCGGGGATCAGCTTGGCCAGGGCGTCGAGCCCGGCGTGCAGTTCGGCGTGGGTCAGGCGGATACGGCCGTTGCGGACCTTGGCATGGCGCAGCAGTTCGGCTTCGTAGCGCGGCTGGGCGACCTTGAAGACGGCCATGTAGTCGGCCTCGCGCCGCGCCAGGTGGATGATGGTGCCGGACAGGTCCTCGGCCGGCCAGGCTTCGATCTGGCGGGCGGCCTGTTTGGTCGCCTCGGACCAGCCGTCCTTGGTGTATTCCAGCGGCATAAGGCGCTCCATGATCGCCGGCGCCGAATTGACGGGGTAGTTCTGCTCGATGATCAGCGCGCCGCGGAAGGGCGGGGCATAGGTCTCGTTGCCGCCGTTCTTCACGCCTTGTTCGCGGCCGATCCGGCCATTGAAAAGCGGCTTGATTTCGTTCCAGTCGAACTTTTTGGAGTGCGGGCCGTCGTCGTCGCGGTCGCCTTCCATGAAGACGACGGGCAGGTTGGCGACGCGCGACAGGTTGCGGATCCGGCCGGCCAGGGTCGATTTGGCCGGGTCGAAACCTTCATAATTCTCCCGGCCGGCCAGCTTCCACAGGAACTCGATCACCGTCGATTTGCCGGTGCCGGGGATGCCGGTCATTTCCAGAAAGCCGAGAGCCTTGTATTCGGCGCGGATTTGTTCGGCGAAGAACGCCATGACCCAGAAGGTCAGGGTGATCAGGCCGTTTTCGCGGAAGGCCGTCCAATAGGCGGTGAACCAGGAGGTGTCGAAGCGGTCGGGATCGAAGACGATATCGTAGCTGTCGTCGCGGGAGCGAAGCTTGAGCTGGCAGTCGCCCAGATCGAAATAGTCCTGGTCGTTCTGACGGTGGACCTTGCCGCCCTTGACGGCGTAGCCGGCGATGACCCATGCCTCATGCCGGCGTGAATAGCCGGTGAAATCCAGCGTCTGAACGGTCTTGATGCGCTGGGTTTGGCCGGCGACGATCAAGTCGAGTTGCTTCGTAGATCCTGTCCATTGGGCGCCGCCGGTGACGTGGGCTAGGCGGCCCTTGAATTCCCCTGCCGAGGTGATGTGCTTGGCGGTGAAGGTGTTCTGTTCGGACGGACCGGCCGGGCGGTCAATTCGAAGGTAATAGAAACTTTCGTCAATGACGTCGTCGCGCTGGAAATAGAGGACGCGGAAGGCGGCGTTGCAGATTTGGGTCACCTGGACGCAGTGCTTGGCGGCTTCGCGTTCGGTCACCTGCATCTTTTCCATGGTTTCGGAAATTTGCGCCTGGTTGAAGGCGGCCCACCAGGTGACGGACTTGTGCACGAAGGGGAAGGAGGCCCATTTGTGCTTTTCGTAGAGCAGGAGGGCCTTTTCGGTGGCGTCCTTGGCCAACAGGACGCGGCCGTTCCACAGATAGTCCTTAAGGTCCTCGGGCCGTAGGCGGTCGCGGATCTTGAGGTCGTTCCAATCGAGCTTTTCGCTCTCGCCCTCGGGCCGCGGCTGGGCGGCTGTGGCGGGCCAGCCGTCTTCCGCCGCCTGGGCGACGAATTTGCGGGTGTATTCAGTGCCGGCGCGGCCGACATCGAAGGCGAAGACCAGTTTCGGGCGCTTCTTGAGGCCGAGGCTGGTCAGGGTGCGCTGCAGCTCGGTCAGGAAGTGGTCGGGATAGTTGTTGCAGGACATGGCCGAGACGGCGACCACGCCGGCGTCGCGCAGTGCCCAGGCGTCGAATATGCCTTCGGTGATCCAGATTTCGGGCGAGGCGGCGAGGGCGGCGTAGGTCAGCTCCGGGGGCATCCAGACATAACCGGAATAGGAGGCGCCCCATTTGAAGCGCGCCTTTTTGCCGAAACGGCCGGGCTGATCGATCAGGCGCTCCCACCAGGTGCCGTTCGGCAGGGCGAAGCGGACGGTGGCCGTGGTCAGGTTGCGGTCGGCGTCGCGATAGGTTTCCTGGGTGTAGGCGCTGCGCATACCGTTGAGGTTCAGGTGGCGGGCGTGGGCCAGATAGGCGTCGGCGGCGGCCGTGGGATCGGCCGGCGTGGCCTTGAAGCGCTTCGACCAGGTGTCGAAGATGTCGGGATATTCATCGCGGATCGAGCGTTCCCAGCCGCAGCGGTCTTCGCGGCCGCATTTCAGGGTCAGGGGCTTTTCGCGCGCGGTGAAGACCTCTTTCTGCCGGCAGGACGGGCAGCGGCCTTTCTGCAGCCACTTGCCGGCGGCTTCGGCCTTGAAACCGAAATCGGCCGTCAGGCGGTCGCGGACCTCGGTCCATATGGTGTCGTCGTGTGCGGTCACGGGATCGTTTCAGGCAAGGGGATAGCGTTCACGCCTTGCGGCGCGTCGGGAGGGGCGGGTTTGGGCGGTCTTAGGCGGCCGGCGGCCGGTCGGGCGGTTGATCCGAAGCCGCCGGCGCCGGCGCCGGCGGGACGCCCATCGCCATGCGCGGCTTGCGGAAGGCGGCGTTCATGCGCACCGGGCCGACCGCCGAGGTCGAGATGGTGCGGATGAAGATGAGGTGGGCTTCGAAGGTATGGCCGCACTCGACGTTCTGGCACTGGTATTTGAGTGAACGCAGGGTGTGGGAGATGCCTTCGGACGAGCGCAGGCGCGTGCGTTGGGCGCAGCAGGGGCAGGGGAAGGTCGGCCCGATATTGTAGGCTTTACCGGCCATGGGCGGCCATCCTTTCGATGCGGGTAAGGATGGTCACCCAGGCGGCGACGGCTTCGGCGACTTCGCGCAGGGCCGTGTGGCGCTCGCGGCCGGAGGCGGCCGTCATGAGGGCCGCGTCGACGGCTTCGCCGCTTTCGCGGGCGGCGTCACGGACGGCGTGCAGCAGGTCGCCGAAGTCGTCGGGATTGGCATCGACCTCGGCGTAGAGGCGGGCGGCGTAGCACTCGAAGAGCGGCGAGCCCCGGCCGCCGGCGCGGCCGAAGGCCAGGTCGAGGCGCATGGCGTCTTGCAGCGAGATTTCGCGTTCGGTGTCCGGGTCGGCGTATTTGCGCATGGTCCATTCGGACTTGCCGGCGACGGTGGCGCAGCCGTCCCAACCGATCAGGTCAGCGATGCGGGCGAGGGCGCGGTAGGCGGTCATAGGGTGGCGAAGCTTCGTCATGCAGCAGTCCGGAGCGCGGCGATCTGTTCGCGCAGGTCGTTGATCTCGGCCTGGGCCAGCGCCAGGCGGCCTTCGGCGGTTCGCCACTTCGTTTTGTAGTGGTCGCGTTGGTCGCGCAGGGTGTCGTCTTGCTCGGCCAGCGCCGCGGCGCGGCCATAGGCGGCGACCCCTCGCCGGGCCGCGTCCGGGCGAACCGGAAAAAGCGAAAGCGGTTGCGGTAAAGGTGGCGGGTTCGGCCCCATGGTTTGCCCCCGAGGATAAGCGCGCGTGGCGCGTGGATTCGATTGTGGGAAAAGGAGACGGCGCGTTTTGCGCCTGCCTCACAGGATGATCAAAGCCGCGGCCAGGGCGCCGATAAGGGCGAGGCCGGCCAGGACCGGGATCAGGGCGGAACGGGCCACCCGGCGCCGCGCCATCACCTCAAAAGCCACGCCGGTTTTCAGCGGGGACGAGAAAGGCAGGGATGACGCGGCGGGTTTCAAAGGACCGCACCCCCAGTGAAGTCCAAAATGTCGAACTGATTGCCATAGTCGCCGGTATCCCATGGCCCTAAGTCGGGATCGTGGTCGGTGACGCGGCGGCGCGGGCCGTCATGAAGATGGAGGGGGTAGATGTCAGGGCGCAGTTCGTGGCGCGAAATGCCGGTGGCGCGTTCGATGGGCAGAACGGCTTCGGCCGGCGCCCGCTTCGATTGTTTCAGCCACTTCCAGACGGCGGGCTGAGAGACGTCGCAAATGCGTGCAAGTTCGGATTGAGAGCCGGCCTTTTCAACGGCGGCTTCCAGGGCTTCATAAGGGGTCATGGTGTTCTCCATGACCCATCTATAACTTTCGCCATAACTATGTCAACGGCAAATGTTGGGTTTATGGCTATAGCTTTGGTTATTAACCTAGGGGTATGACCCAGAATCAAAATGTCATTGGTAGTCGGCTGCAGGAGCGGATTGATGCCGCAGGGCACACTCAATCGAGCCTAGCAAGGGCCGTAGGTATCTCTCAAACTACCATTGCAAAGCTCGTCGCCGAATCGTCTTCGGGATCGAAGCACCTTCATCAAATTTCGCGGGAGCTTGGCACGACGCCGGGCTACCTTACCGGCCAAACCGACGATCCGTCATTGGGGGCTTTGCCTCGGCCAACGGCGAAGCAATTGGCTGAGCAACTTGATGTTGTCGAGATCCCTGAGATTGATCTGCACTTCGGTATGGGAGGTGGGTCGATCTACGATTCGCCGGTGCAGGCCGAGAAGATGTCGTTTTCGCGCGCCTGGATCCGGAATTTCACGACGTCGCCAACGTCGCAGCTGGTCTTCGCCTCCGGGACCGGCGATTCGATGTACCCGACGATCCATGACCGGGACATCCTGCTGATCGACATGTCGCAGAAGACGCCAGCCATGGCCGATCAGATCTGGGCGCTAACCCAATACGGCCACGGCATGATCAAGCGCCTTCGGCCGACCCGAGACGGCTACAGCATCCTGTCGGATAATCCGAGCGTGCCTCCGGACACGGCGGCTGATGGGTCGATGACGATTGTGGGGCGGGTGATCGCCGTGATGCGGAGAATCTAGGGAGCGGGGATGCCTGGCGGAGAATTAGACATGAAGCGCATTAAGGCTATTTCGATTAACGAATTCGCCTCGCTTGCCGGGATCGTGGTTGCCGTTGCAGGGGCAATGTCAGTTTGTTTTGACTACGGGTATTTCAATAGCTTGGGATTATCGGCTGGCACTATCCCAGTTACCTTTGCCG